CGTATGTAACAGAGTTCCTGAAAAAGCTGCTTATCGAAAAGAACATCTCAATATCTGATGAACAGCTTGACATTTTGATTGAGGCGGCAGTTAAGCAGATGAAGATTGCAGAAAATTCAGGAATTACAATCGAGGCAACGGACGCAGTACCGGCAGACGATAAAGGTACCGCAGAATAGGAGGCAATCATGGCTCTTACAGGAAACAGCATAGAGGAGAAAATCTACAATTTCCTCTACGGCAGGATAAAGAACGCTTTCGGCGTTTCCGGGCTTATGGGAAATCTGTATGCAGAATCAGGTCTTGTACCTACTAATTTGCAGAACAGCTTTGAAAAGAAGCTGGGATATACAGACGACACATACACAACTTCCGTTGACAATGGAGATTATACAAATTTCGTACATGACAGTGCCGGTTATGGATTGGCACAGTGGACTTACTGGAGCAGGAAAGAAAACCTGCTCCTTTTTGTACGCTCCAGAAATAAGTCTATCGGAGATTTGGAATCACAGCTTGAATTTCTGTATCAGGAATTAAGCACAGGCTACAAGGCGGTGCTGGCAGAACTGAAAGCTGCAAAATCGGTCAGAGAGGCTTCGGATATTGTGCTTACACAGTATGAACGCCCGGCAGACCAGAGCGAAAGCGTTAAGAAAAAGCGTGCTTCATACGGTCAGAAATATTATGACAGGTACGCAAAAACGACAGGAGGTAATTCATCTATGGGAAAGACAATTACAACAGGCTTTATTTCAGCCACAATCAACGGAATCAATGTAGATTCCAGCATTAAGTGTAATGCAGACAACTACAACAGCAACGCCAGCAGAAATGCAGCATTCGTGGCTATGCACTACACAGGAAATTCAAAGGACACAGCCAGAGCAAACGCCAACTACTTTGCAGGAGCCGGTAGAAATGCGTCGGCTCATTTCTTTGTTGACGATACGGAGATTCGCCAGAGCGTAGCCCTCAAAGATACAGCATGGGGAGTAGGAGCGAAGTCATATAAACACGCTTCTTGCAGAAATGCAAATTGTGTCAACATTGAAATGTGCTGCACCGCCGGTAATTACAGAATCTCCGACAAGACAAAGGAGAACGCTGCTTATCTGTGTGCTTATATCTGCAATTTGCTTGGAATCACAGCCGCAGAGGTAGACGCCTATGTACTCCGTCACTATGATGTGACAGGAAAGAACTGCCCGGCACAAATGGCTGGTTCTGGTAATGCGGAGTGGGCGGCTTTCAAGACAAGGGTAAAGGAAATCTTAAACGGTGGAGCTTCATCTGGAAACTCTGGTAGTTCATCAGGAACAAACGGTAGCTTCCCGGCAACTCCATTTCAGGTAAAGGTACTTGTATCAGACCTGAATATTCGCAGCAATCCGTCTATGGGTAACAATGTGAAAGGACAGACCGGAAAAGGCGTGTTCACTATCACAGAGGTAAACGACGGCTGGGGCAAATTGAAGTCCGGTGCCGGTTGGATTTATCTGGAGAATAAAGAGTATGTAACCGTTCTGGGTTCATCATCTGGAAGTTCACAGCCAGCAGCTCCAGCAAAGAAATCTGTCGAGGAAGTAGCAAAAGAAGTTTTAAGGGGCGACTGGGGCAATGGTGCCGACAGGAAAAAACGCCTTGAAACTGCCGGATATAACTACGCACAGGTTCAGGCGGCAGTAAACCGACTTTGCAAATAACGGGTTTATGCAGATAATACACAAATAGGCAAAAGAAAACCTCTCTATCATGCAATCATGGTAGGGAGGTCTTTTTTATTGCTGCAAAACTGAAAGCATAGGGTCTGTCGGACCAACATTATCCGTCCAGTCAGTGAACGAAGAATTGCCGAAACGGATTTCCGAACCACTTTCTTTGATAGCTCCAGAGTAACTTTTATCAGACATTTTCAGAGTGATAGCATTGCCGCTTAATTCATAGGAGCCGTAGAAACTGGCATATTTTGTATCAGATGTGAATTTTATACCCTGAAAAGTATTATCATCATAGAATCTCACAACATTAAATTCAAAATCACTATCCGCACCCTCAACCATATAAATACGACCGATAACTGGATTGTCAGTCGCTCGTTCTGCTTTAATCTGTTCTATGATTGAATTTTCAATATCACCGGTCTTTATGCTTATTTCAACATCTTTCGCCTGTTCTTCATAATCAAAGCCAGTAATGCGAACTACGCCGTCAGCTACTGCATTGCTTACAGTCGGTCTGGAAACACACGAACCATTTACATAAATGCTTAATGATTTTCCAATATTTTCGGTAGTAGCTTTGAAAAATGCGTCTTTTCCGTCATCATTCAAAACAAGTTCTACATAAGGTTCTGAATTATCAGTGCCAGATGATACAGAAGAAATATCATCAGTAGTGATAAGCACATTCCCGTTTTCATCTTTGATTTCTACATTCCCTTTTATGGAATCGTCAGCAGAACTGGTTTTGCTATCGGTTCCGGAACCACATCCTGATAAAACCACACACGCAAGAAGCGACAGTATTAGTAAAAATTTTCTCATAGAAAATCCCCTTTCGTAATGAAGTAAGTTAATTATATAACATTATGCACATTTTGAAAAGCGTCTACGGACTGTCCGAGGATATATCCGAGGATTGTCACATAATATGTCCGCAAAATGTCCTCATATAATATAAAAATGTCACAAGGACTGTCCTATGGACTGTCCGAGGACGGTTCAAATAGTCAAGAAAACTTCAAAATCAGAAAATCTAAAATTCTGTCTTTCTTCTTATTATAATATAAGCCTTACATTTATAACAATCTGTGGACTGTCCTATGGACTGTCCGAGGACAAGTCCGAGGAAAATCCACACATAACCATAACCATAACCAATACCATATATATTTAATATATTTATGTTCAAATCGACAATTCACTAAAAGAAGTCCCCTATTAAAACAAACGCCGAAAAGTGCAATAAAGTTATTGACAAACGCCGATTAGTGCGTTATAATTATAACATAATAAAGAAAGACATAAAATAAAGGAAAGGCGGTGCTGCTTATGAAAAACCTATACATTGAGAATTTGAAAGTGAGATTTTTTCAAGACGCAGACAGAACAAATGCTTATGCAGATGAAAAGGATATTAACAGAAATCACACAAATTATGGCGGTGCTTCTACAATAGCACAGGTACTCATAGATTTTGGCTGCAAGGTAAACCTGCCAGTATGGGAAGATAACAACAAGTGTTTGAGAATACCATTTATACAGGTAGATGACTGGAGAATAGATTTCAACAATGGCAGATAGGAGGACAGGCACATGAAAGTGAAATTAAAGGTGTATGACGGTGTTAAATACTGGGACGGCACACAGAAAGTAGCAGAGGTCAATTACGATATTCAAAGCTACGAAGTAAAGCAGATTCCAGATGAAGAAATAGCAGCTATGGGATTTGATACAGTAGACGAGTTCGAGGAGTACCTGATACTCACATTAAAGAGCGGAGAAACATCTACATTCTGCAATTCCCATGTAGATTTATTCAAATTATAGGAGGTATGAGCCATGTTTACACTTCAAGGAATGAGAGGAAATGCAGAACTGATAACTGAGAAAATTAGACAAGAGGCAATCGAGGAAGTTCTGAAGAAATTCAAAGAGGCAGACAGGAAATACTATCAGACAGGCGAAGATTTCCAGACAGTAAGAGATTTATACAAGGAACTGGAACGGCTGGGAGCCGACATTGAAACAGTGATAGACATTGACCTGCATATCAGAGATAAAGTATTCGGGCTGTCGCCGGTCAAAGCTATGTATCATTCGACAATGAATATGGATGACGGATATATAAATCACATAGCAATCATTCAAGAAGTGAACGGATTTCATAACCATTTCCTTTATGACGAGGACAAGGGCAAGGGTGCCGCAGGTACCGGTCCATTTACAACACTGGAGGAAGCAAAACAAGATGTGATTGCGCATTATCCAGACGCAGTAGAACAGGAGGTAGCAGAATGAATTACAGATATTACAGCACACAAAGACCGATTATGCCGGGAAGTTACCCGAAGCCGGAGGGTAACGGAATAGTGACGATATACAACTTCGATAACAAAACTTATGCAGAGGAAATTCAGAAAAAGGCGTGGGGGTATATTGAGTACGCAAGACCGTTAGGATACTTCGATATTGTGAATTATGAGCTGGTAGCAGCCAAGACAAAGACCTTGCACCTGAAATATCTGGGGCGTGATAGCTGGGGCAGATATGTGTATGAGGACGAAAACGGAAAGCTATGGAAGAATACAGATTGTTGTAGTCCGAGGGAGTGCTGCGAAGAAAGAGGCGATACATTAAATTCTGCCGCAGGAAATGATTTCGACGGAGAGCCAGACTGCTTCATGTCAGCACACATAGCAGTTGAATATATCGGAGAGGAGGAACAGGAATGACGAGAGAAGAATACAGTGTATTTATCGCAAAGGTAGCACCGGAAAACGCAAGATACATCTTACGCTGTGAGGAAATCATAGAGGGTTTCGAGAGAGCGGAGCGGTACCGCAAAGATGGGAAGCCAGAACTTGCAGACATGGTAGAGCAGAGAGCTATTGAGAGAATCCCAATTTTTAATAGAACTGCATTAACGCCAGCCACCGTAAAGGTTGGCGATGGTGTAACAATCAACCTCTGGAGCGACAGACACGCCGCAACGGTTATTAAAGTGACCGCAAAGACCGTAACAGTCCGCAGGGATAAAGCTACATTGAATCCTGATTTCAAACCTGAATTTATTCCGGGTGGATTTGCGGCACACTGCACGAACCAGAGCGAGCAGAGATACACATACGAGCCAGACGAAAAAGGAGAGATACGAACATTTCACTGGTCGGATAAGTTCCAGAGATACGGACAGCCCGGAAATTTGACATTAAGCAAAGGCAGACATGAGTTCTACGATTACAATTTTTAGGAGGTGCGACATGGCAAAAAGATTGACAGAGGAACGGATTGAGAAAATGGCGGTTGAAATCCGGGCATTTCTTCTGGAGCATGGAATCTGGCAGGATACGGATATTTATTTCAATGGCAAGAGGTTCACAACCAGAGACCCGGAAACGAAGAAATATTATTACAACGACCCAGAGAAGCTGTTCGTTGAGGACAACCAGAATCCGAGAGATTATTTTGAGTATGTGGCAGACGACCACATTTTGAGCATGAGCTTCGAGGGACCGGTGTATCACATGATAAACGGCTACGCATTGGGCGGTCTGGTACGGCGATTCAATAAGATTTTTGAAAAGTACGGCGTTTACTATGAGCAGGGCGACGCATGGAACTTAACTTGCTATTACGCATAAGGAGGTAAGCATGGACGAGATAAGTAAAGCTCTGGACGAGGTTTTTAATGGCGATACACAGGAACCGGAAAGAGAAAAGGTTACAACAGACGAATTGAGAGCTGCATATTGCAAAGCCGCAGAGCTGAAAGGACCAGCCACAGGAATGACCTGTTTAGGTGTTTTGTTTGAGCCATTTCACGATATTACAATCTGGAGAGATGAAAATGGTGGATTCTGGTACAGCAGCTATTATGTAGGAGATTAGGAGGAAAACGATATGAATATTAAGATAGAACCAAGAAAGACGACTGACCGAGGCGGCTACCTGATGTTACCGCTGATTAAGAATATCCCATATCCGGCGAACGACACATGGAAAAAGAGTACCTGTCCGAAGTGCGGTTCCGAGTGCTGGGATAGACAGTTACCGCCCGGATTCACAGAGGATATGTTTTCGGGAAAAATGTGTACGGAATGTGCGTTACGCATGACGGTGCAGGAAAAGGCAGAAATGACGACAGCAAGAGCAAAGACGCTGATTGCAAACATGGCAGATGTTATCAGAAAAGCCAGACAGGATATTTACAATCGGGAGTTTGCAGAGTTCCTGATGAAAGAAACCGGAATTACAGCGGAGGAACTGGCAGAGTGCGGAATCATGGAAAAGGAGGCAATAACTGATGATTAAGGTTGAAGAAACATTGAAAACTCTGATTGATGAATCAGGCAAAACAAATACACAGATTGCGTCGGAGTTGGGAATGAGCAGACAGTCATTAAGCCAGTACATCACACGCAAGCCAGAGGAAATCAGACTGAATATCCTGCAAGCCGTCCTTGATAATCTCGGGTACGAATTAACGCTGAAAAAGAAGTAAAACCTGCATACAATATATTTTTTTGCCCTTAAAACGCCGAAAAGTGCAATAAAGTTATTGACAAACGCCGATTAGTGCGTTATAATTATAACATAATAAAGGAACACAAAAATATAACTCACAAGGAGGAGCGGCGATATGACAAGAGCAGAGGCGAAAGCAAAGGAAATGGGCGTAACAATGAATGAGGTTTACGACTTCATCAAAAACCACAAAGAAGCCAAAAAGGATTGCAACGACTTGCTGGCAAGCGGAATGGATTTTGACGAGGCAAGCGTACTGGCTTACAGCTCATGGAGGTAATCATATGGAGAGAGCAAAAGCACTGGTTCAGAAGCTGTCATTTGATGAATGTATCGAGGTTTTCAACCAGTTACCGTCAGGAAGCCCGATTATGGATTTACTGTTTGACAGAATGGAATCGCTGGATATGAAGCGGTTCGAGGAATTTTTAGGATAAGGAGTTGAGAGCATGAGAGTACACGCTGGAGATACGATTAAGGTTGAGGACATTGGAACTCTGGGAACGGTCAAAAAGACCGACGGAAAAGGAAATGTGCTGGCAGAGTTCCAGTTCCCAGAGGGAGCGGTTGAGGTAGTCATACCGGTTATGATAATCGCTCATGTAGTAAAGGGGTGCAGCCATGTACCGGCTTGAATTTGAACAGGCGGTAGGACATCCGGTATCGGACGAGGAGTACCGCAAAGCGGAGCTGGTGCTTATGAATACGAAAGCTATCATAGGCACACAGCAAATCGCCTATATCTACGAGATATGGGGAACAGAAGCAATCGACATTCTGTACTCACTGGTGGAGGAAAGAGGAAAGCTGATTGAATCTCTGGGAGAAGCCAGAAAAGAAAATAGCGACCTCTGGAAAGAGAACCGGACACTTAGAGAGTTCCGGGACACAATCATCAGGGAAGCACAGAGAAAAGAACCAAAGCTGCTACCACTGGAGGGCAACCAGTGAGAAAGCATAGACATTCAAATCACAGGAGGAATCACAATGGAAAGACTGTTTTTCACAATCAACGAGCTTACAGCAAGAGCCGCAAAAGAAGCTAATTCAATGAGCGGATATCTAGCCGGAAGTGCTACATCAGAGTACCAGAACATGGTAAACAGAGTTTATGACACAGTGGAGAAAATCAAGGAGAAGAAACCGAACCTTGCAGAAAAAGCACAGCACATGGCAGAGAGATACAGCCGCAAGCTGGCAGAGTATTTCAACGCCTATTACAGAAACGAAGCAAGCTGTCCGTCAATCCTGATTTCTGGAGGCGGTAATTTTCCAGTAAGAAAAAAGGAAAAGCAGAACAGCCGCAGAGAAACCCTGATGAATGATTGGAAGTATCTGGAGAACTATGCAGCAAAGATAGAACACCTGCTGACAATGGAACAGCCGATTTTATCCGGGGACGCACAGGCAATCGAGCTTCTGGAAGAAAAGTTGGAGAGCCTGAAAGAAAATCAGGAAATGATGAAAGCGGTTAATAAGGCGGTCAAGCTGAAAGATACAGCCAAAGGCGACGAGCAGTTAAAGGATATGGGCTACTCTGACGACCAGATTAAGAATTTCAGGGAACCGGATTACTGCGGAAGAATTGGCTATCCGTCATACGAACTCCAGAACAACAACGCCAACATTAAGAGGATTGAGAGCCGCTTAAACAGCTTGAAAGCCGCAAAGGAAAAGGGCAATCAGGAAGCAGAAAACAAGTTCTGCAAGGTGGTAGAAAATGCGGACATCATGCGATTACAGCTTTTCTTTGACGGCAAGCCAGAGGATAAGGTCAGAGATATTCTGAAAGGCAACGGATTCAAGCGGTCGCCGAAAAACGGCTGCTGGCAGAGACAGCTTACAGCAAATGCCAAGTACGCATTAAGCAGAGTTATCAAAGAGCTGGAAAAGCTGGAGGAAACGGCATAGGAGGTATCAGACATGGCAGAGCTTTTGACAAGGCAAATTGTATATGAGTACCAGAAGCGGTTGAAAGCCCTGCCGGATTATGGCAATCAGGACATCAAGGAGCGGCGAGAGCTACGGATTGAATTACAGAACCGGTGCGGTATAACAGAGCTGCAAGCCTTGAATGTTCTGAACGGACACCATGTACCAGATATTATCACAATTTGCGAAAGGAAGCGTTGGGAAGATGAATTTAACGACAAATACGGAAATCAAGACAATCAAGGGCTGGGAAAAGTACGCAGACGAGCATAGCGGAGAAAATACAGACTGGGGAGCATACTGCAAGCCGGGCGATATTGTAGGCGAAGATGTCTACGATTATTTTCTGAATATTCTACCACCGAGGACACTCACACAGTCGTTGTTGCAGGTAGGCGAACCACACAGCCATATGATGAATCAGAAAACAGGGAAGTATCAGGCAACATACGCCACATTTGAAACTGTCGGCAAGGACGACGGAGCCATGTTCTACCGGTATTGCGGTAACTGCTTTGCTGGAGAAACAGAGAACATCACACAGTAGGTATTCCGGTGGTATAAAGCCGCCGGACCTAAATAAATCACAATCAAATTCAGGAGGAAAGAAGAATGAGTAAACTCAAAATCAAAGCAAGAGGAATCAGCATGGAGGTAGTCGGAAAAGACGACCTTATCCAGCGAGAAAGAGAGGCGTTTCTTGATTACGCAGAAAATCATAGTGGAATCAAAATCGGCGTGACAGCTATCCCAGTTGAGGGATTGAAGCCGTTCCCGGAACACATGAATTGCAAGTGCAGTTGCGACAGTGAGGATTCGACAGAAGAAACAGAGGACAAGCAGGAGGGCGGCATTGATTACATCAGAACTGTAAAACGGCACCACAAGATGAACTGGCAGGAACTGGCAGAGAAGATTAAGAAAGGCATTATCCCGGTAGAAGTTGGAGCAACCGTTTCCTGCGAACTTACAGACGGCACACCGGCAGAGTTTGTGGTAACAGATGTGACGGACCAGTATGTGAGATTTGAAACCAGAAACTTTATTGGTGGAGAAGTTGAATGGAACGAACAGGACACCAACAAGGGCGGTTATCCTGATTCTGACATCAGAGGTTACATTGATTCTACAATCTGGGGCTTGTTACCGGAGGATTTACAGGCAGTTATCAGTGATGTAGACAGAGAGTGGAAAGACAAAGACGGTAACTGTGGTACATACACAACAAAACTGTTCTTACCGGCTGCGTCAGAGGTGTTTGACGAGGATAGCTGCTACGGAGATAAGGGACTGTATAAGCAGCTTGATTATTACAAGGACGCAAGAAATAGAATCAGAGTGGACGAGGACGGAGATACGAGAGTATATTGGTTGGCTTCTGTCAGGAGCGGCAATTCGGCGAATGCGTGCTATGTGAACAGCACTGGGAATGCCGACCACTGGGATGCGTCTAGTTCGCCTCGTGTGCCGGTCTGCTTCCAGATTTCCAAAATCTCATAATCAGACAATCAGCGGCTTTATGCCGCTACAATCGCAAGGCTCCGTATAAAAGCGGAGCTTTGCATTTATCAGGAGGCGAAAATGAAAGGACAGATGAATTTATTCCCGGAGGAATATATTAAAGATTCTGATTGCACGAAAGATACTCCGGTCGTTCATGGAAAACCGGACACTCCTATTTATGGAATGGGTGCAAGAATCAAGCCAAGAGTGCCGGGGCGACAAGACACCGAGCATTTCAAGAGCATATACCTTGACAGTTTACTACCTCTGGAAGAATACGACCTCATAGCAATACTGCTATCTGGAGGAAAGGACAGCATAGCTTGCTACTACAAATTGCTGGAGCTTGGGGTTCCGAAAGATAGGATAGAGTTCTGGCACCACGATATAGACGGAGGACACCCAAGCCGTAGAATGGACTGGAGATGTACTCAAAACTATGTAAGAGCGTTTGCGGAGGCTGAAAATGTACCGCTCCGGTTATCATGGAGAGTAAACGGATTTTTCGGGGAGCTGTACCGGATAGGAACCAGCGAACCGGTTGAATGGTGCGAGCCGGACACTGGCGAAATCATACAATGCAAGCCGTCCAAGAAATATCTGGAGTGCAAAGCGATAAAGGAAAGCTCCATAGACGACATGGAGGAGAAACTGAAAGAGTACGGTTGCAGGCAGAAGTTTCCAGCAAAGACAGCGGACTTGCGTACAAGGTGGTGTAGTGCATACCTGAAAATAATGGTTGCGGATAGTGTCATGGCAAACATGGATTCACTGAATAAGCTGGAAGAAATTGGAGGCAAGCGGCATAAGTTTCCGGCAAAGGGCGGCACGCATCAGGGACGCTGGTGTAGCGGAAATCTAAAAGCAGCCGTTCAAGACAGCGTGACAGCAAACCTTGATAAGACGAGGCAAGGCGTGAAGATATTGGTTGTGTCTGGAGAACGCAGAGGCGAATCATCCGGCAGGTCAAAATATAATGAGATTGAGATACACAGAACCAACGCTGAAAAGAAACTGAAACGGACAGTCCACCAGTGGCGACCGGTAATAGACTATTCGGAGAAAGATGTCTGGGAAGTTTTGAAGCGGCACAAGGTAAATCCACACCCATGTTATAGAGCTGGTTGGAATCGGTGCAGTTGTGCTATGTGTATTTTCTCAACGCCAAAGCTGTTTGCTGGAATCAAGGAACTGTACCCAGAGGATTTTGAAGCCTTACGAAATGATGAAAATGTTTTGGGGTTCACACTTGATAACAAATGTAATCTTGATGAATTTGTCGGAGATACGGAATCCTGCGTATATCATGGCGACAAGGAAGCTATCAGGAGCCTTATTACAGGAGAGTTCACAACAGATGATATTTATGTAAAAGGGGACTGGCTATACCCTGCCGGAGCGTTTCATGGGGCAGAGGGCGGTCCATGCTAAAGGAGGAATCAGAATGATTATAGTATCACAGAACAAAGAGAGAGTGCTGTGGTTCGGTAGAGCTTTCAATGCACTGGAGTATAACGAGGACATCAGTAAGAAAGGCAAGCAGGAAATCATCAGACATACAATCTGTATTTCGGATGGCTGTCTTGAAGAAATCGCAGAGTATGACAGCAAGGAAAGGTGTCTGGCGGTTTTAAAAGATTTCTGCGGAGCATACGAGGAAGAATGTTACACAAATGAATTTTTCGACCAGTCAGCACAGGCACAAAGACCGGCGACATACAGAAAGAATATCGTGTATCAGTTCCCGGAGAAGTAGGAGGCGACTATGGCAAGAAAAGTAAAATGCAAAAACACAGAATGTAAGCACCACTGCAAGAATGATTACTGCGACACTACGGTAAATATCAATTCTAGCGGCAGGTGTGAATCGTTTGAGAAGAATATCATTTACTATTTTCATCTGGTATGGGAGGCACTGGCAGACAAGAATTTTATAGACATGGTGGAGATAATAAGAAATCCTGAAATTAAGATTGGACTGTTTTATGTCATGGAGTGCTTCAATTTGGGATTTGCTGAAATGGAGTGGGGAACCTGCCGTATGGTAATGCTGAAAGACGGAAAGGACGGCAAGCCCCTTAATTATGAGGAGATAACCAGTCGTGAAATTGATACAGACAAACTGCGAAAACACATGGAAAATCTCAACAATGGAATCTTGCCGGGAACTGATAAGAAACCTAAAGAAGTTGAAGAAAAGGAGTTCGGCTGGCTATCTCCAACCGGAGAATTTACAGAAAGTCCGTTCGGAGAACATGAAGAATCAGCAGAGGGAATCTGCGAGAAGAAAGGCTTTGAAACAGAATACAGAGCATGGAGAAAAGAAAATCTGGGTACAGGAGAAATGAGATTGTATCGTGATTTTCTGGCACAGGTAAAAGGCTATTGTCTGATACACAATCCGTCTGGAACCGGCGGCTATATTGTCACAAACATAAAAGAGCTAACAAAGAAGCAGAGAGAATTTCTATTTGATTATTTCATGGATATGGGCGATAGATTCAAAGCAGAACAGTTCTGGGAGGAATAGGAGCGACGCATGAAAAAATTCAGGAAACGGCTGAAAATATATTATTACAAGCACTGGAATTGCTTGCCATGGTTTATATGTGGACTTATGATTTTAATACGAGGGGATATAAGCAGATTCAACTATGGTTCAATGTGGATTGCATTGCTGGTAATGATGTGGTTTTTCTGCCCGACGGAAGATATAAACAAATTATACGAAGCAGAAAGCAAAGGAGATGATGATATGCTGGTACTGCCGATTAAGAAAAAATGGTATGACATGATTTTGTCTGGAGAAAAGACGGAAGAATACCGGGAAATAAAATCGTACTACGATTCAAGGTTTGAAAGCGTGTTCGGGTGTCAGTGGCTATTTCGAGGCATAGACGGAGTAGGCGACACGACACCGCCTGAAAAGGAAATCATATTCAGAAACGGATATTCCAGAAACTCCAGACAGGCGAAAGCAACCTGCACGCTCACAAAAGGAACCGGCAACCCGGAATGGGGAGCAGAGCCGGGCGTTGAATATTATGTGCTGCACATCAAGAAAATACAGGAGGCGTGACTATGGGAAAAACGAGAAGCTGCCGCAGGACAGAGGACGAGAACAAAATACATGATAAAGCTGTCAAAATGCGAAAGATGACAGACGAGCAACTGGTACACTATGTCGAGGACCGAGTAGAGAAAGCCAGAAGCGAGGGTTTCAATCAGGGAAAGAAAGCAGCTCCAGAAATCGACACAGACAAGATTCTGGAGAAAATCGGAACGATTAAAGGAATCGGAGCTGTTAAGTTACAGGAAATCAAAGGTATTTTAGAACAGTGCAAATAGTTCCAATGACCTATGAGGTAACGATTGTTAATCTTGACAGGCTATGGTAAAATGATAAATATGCTTATAAAAGAAAGATATTAAAGCGAACCAGACACATAGGGGATGCTATGCTGATTCAATAAAAGAATCATAAAAAGAACTGTTACAAAAAGGAAACATCCATTTCCTGTTTTGTGACAGTTCTTTTTTATGAACATTATATTCAATTTTTTCTGAAATAGAATGATTTGTCATAGTGTTTAACCCACAATCTTTTATAATGGTTTTCGCATAATTTAACCCTAAACTATTTTTTTATATTAGCATTTGTTTACATATATCGCAATAATTTTTCCTAAAAAACAATTGTTAACCTATATAAATATAAGGTTGACAATAAAAAGACATGCGTGTATACTTAACACATTGAATTTACATGGAAAGGAAGATAAAAAATGAATGACACTGTAAGCGCGACACCAAAGAAAATGTCGGTAAAAACCATTGCTGTGATCGGTGTTCTCACAGCTGTAACCTGTATTTTAGCACCATTGTCTATCCCGATTGGAGATGTTCCGATTTCTCTTACCAATCTGGTAATTTATTTCGGGCTTTATATTTTAGGCACTCGAAGGGAGACGGTCAGCTATATTGTTTACCTTCTGATCGGACTGGTTGGCGTTCCGGTATTTTCCGGTTTTACAGCAGGTCCGGCAAAAATGTTCGGACCGACAGGCGGCTATCTGATCGGGTTTATTCCGATGGCTGTGATCGCCGGAATTTTTATTGAAAAGTCCGGACGGAAACTGGTATTGGGCATGATCGGCATGATTCTCGGAACTGCTGTTTGCTATATCTTTGGAACGGTATGGTTTGTACTGGTAATGAAAACCTCTGTACAGGCGGCGTTGACAATGTGCGTCTATCCGTTTATTGTATTTGACATTATCAAAATGGTTCTTGCTGCATGGATCGGGCCGCAGATTCACGGACGTCTGGTGCAGGCGGGACTTTTATAAAATCATTACTTTTTATCGGATATTCCGGGAAGGGGGCCCGGAATATCCCTTTTTTTACTTGTAATGTGTTTCTGAATGTAATAAAATAATATTTATATTATCGTTTGAAAAGGTATAAGGGGATGGAAAATGGAAGAAAAAAGGAAAAATAAAAGACTGGATCTGGATGTCAATGTACAGTTGGAGCGTCTGGATGAAGACGGGGTCACAACTTTAAAATTTGTGCATGTGGATGTAACAGATATTTCAAAAAGCGGAATTGGATTTGACTGTAAAAAGAAACTGGAAATTAATTCCTATTATGATGCAAAGATCCAGATATGGACAAAAGAAGTGGTGGATGCAGTCATCCAGATTGTCCGCAGCGAAGAAAAGCCGGACGGATTTCATTATGGCGGTGTGTTTATCGGAATGACGGATACCGATGCATTAAAGATTGATATCTATCAGATTTTTAACGAACTGTAAAATAAGGCGGGAAAAACTATGATCTTACAGGATACTTATGAGGTAAAAAAAGCAGACATAATTCCGGTTGAGGTTTCGGTTCCAGGATCGAAGAGCATTACAAACCGGGCACTTCTGATTGCAGCACTTGCAAACGGAAAGAGTGTTCTTAAAGGGGTTCTTTTTTCGGATGACAGCAGGCATTTCCTGCAGGCTTTGCAGGACCTGGGCTTTGTGGTGGAAATTGATGAGCCGCATGCGGTTGTCTCCATTGAAGGAAAAGGGGGCAGGGTTCCAAAGACAAAAGCTTCCGTTGATGTGGGAAGTGCAGGAACTGCTGCCCGTTTTCTGACGGCATACCTTGGTCTGTGTGAGGGAGAATATCATATGAACTCTTCCGAGCAGATGAAAAAGCGCCCGATGGAAGAATTGCTGCAGGCACTTCAAGACCTTGGGGCGGAAGTTACTTATAAGGAAGCATCAGGACATTTCCCATTTGTGATCGGAAACAGTGGTGTGAATAGACACGAAGTAACCATTGATGTTGAAAAAAGCAGTCAGTTTCTGAGTGCGCTTCTGATCTCTTCCGTGTTGTTTCAGAAAGAATTCCGGATTCACGTCAAAGGGCATCATGGAATGGCTTATGTAGAGATGACGGTTGCTATGATGAAACAGTTTGGTGTGGAAGTACAACGACCTGCATCCGATACTTTTGTGATTGCGGAACATGCAGCATATCAGGCAAGAGAGTATCAGATTGAACCGGATGTTTCGGCAGCTTCTTATTTTTATGCGATGTGCCCGGTTGTCGGCGTTCCTGCAAAGGTCTGCCATGTACACTGGGAAAGCTTACAGGGAGATACTTCTTTTTTACATGTGCTGGAACAGATGGGATGCCGGACAGAGGAAGAACCGGATGGAATCCGGATGTATCCGCCGACGGAAGGATTCCTGGGAGGAGTATTTGACTTTTCTGCATTTTCAGATCAGGCTCTGACACTGGCGGCAATTGCGTGTTTTGCCAGTGAAACCGTCGAGATTACCGGAATCGGACATATCCGTTATCAGGAATGTGACCGTTTTGCCGCGATTCTTACCAATCTGAAGGCAATGGGAATCGCATGCGAGCAGCTGGATGAGAACCGTATTGTGATTCATCCGGGAAAACCGCATGGATGTAAAATAAAAACGTTCGAGGATCACCGGGTTGCGATGGCTTTTGCAATTCCGGGACTTGTGACAGACGGTATTGTGATTGAAAATCCTTCCTGCTGCAGGAAGACGTTCGAAAACTATTTTGAAATACTCGATACCTTGTGCAAATAAAAATACAGGCTCCGGAAATTATCCGGAGCCTGTATTTTTATGGGAAAACCATTTATGTTTTACCGTTCGTGAACCATATAGCCATTGTCTTTGAGCAGACGTTTGGCACGGGTCAGAGTCTGTTTGTCGGGAAACGCGAGCTGAAGAACACCTTCTTCAAATTCCCGGTTATTTACAATACCGATGTTTTTGATGCTGATATGGTATTGTGCGAGCAGCCCGGCAACAGCAGCAATACCGCCGGTTTCATCGACCAGATCCACAAAACATTCATAATATACCGTAGGGGATTTGACACTTGGCAGTGTGATGGAATCCCGGTAGTCTTTTGCCTGCTGAAAGAAGGAAAGCAGTGCCTGTTCATTGGAACTGTCAATGTATCCGCGAAGCTTCGTCAGAATGGCAAGGTACTGATCCATCAGTGAAAGAATCGGTTCCCGGTTGGAAGCACAGATATTCTGCCACATCACAGGCGAAGAAGATGCAATTCTTGTGATATCCTTAAATCCCCCGGCAGCAATGGTTTTCATGGTTTCTTTGTCATCATCGATCTGGTGGACCAGATTGACCAGCGAATATGCGATCATGTGCGGCAGATGGCTGATGGCTGCCGTAGAGTAATCGTGTATTTTATAATCCAAAATCAGTGGAATTGCTCCAAGCGACAATACAAAATCACGAAATTCCGAAATTTCTTCCTTTGGAGTCAGGGCGGTCGGGGTGATAATATAGTATGCATTTTCCAAAAGCGTATTGGTGGCACTTAATATGCCTGTTT